TTCATATTTGAAGAGGTTGGTCAACACTCATTCCACATGAAAAATACTCGTATTCCACTTGATATTGCATTTGTTAGAGAAGATGGAATAGTTGAAAGTATAAAAGAATTAACACCATTTAGTAATCTACCAGTATATTCAGATGGTGAAGTTTTATTTGCTATTGAAGCAAATCGTGGTTGGTTTACAGAAAATAATGTGGAGATTGGAGATGAGATAGTTCTAGGAGAAGCAAAAGACAAAAAGGGTAAAGGCAGTGGTAAAAAAGATGCTTGCTATCATAAGGTCAAGTCAAGATACTCTGTGTGGCCAAGTGCATATGCATCAGGCGCATTAGTTAAGTGTCGTAAAGTTGGAGCTGCAAACTGGGGTAATAAATCAGAATCAGTTGAAATGAAAAATTATCTTGATAAGAAGGCAAAAATGCTGACTAAAAAAAGAGATGCACAATCTGATGCTGCGAAAAACAACCCTCATTTTGATAGTACACAACCCTCACCATCAGGTAGAAATAAGTATGAAGAGGTTCAAATAGATGAAAAGAAAGCACAAAAGTGCTGGCCAGGTTATGAAAAGAAAGGAACCAAAATGATGTTTGGTAAGAGATATAATAATTGTGTGAAGAAAGAAGAGTTTTCTGATTGGAGAGGTGAACTAAGTTATGAGGGTAAGGACGACTCAAAAAAGATTGAAGAAGCCAAGAGTCCTGCTTGGCAAAGAAAGGCAGGTAAAAGTGAATCTGGTGGACTAAATGCAAAAGGTGTTGCATCATATCGTGCTGCAAATCCTGGTTCTAAATTAAAGACTGCTGTTACAACAAAACCATCTAAGTTAAAGAAAGGATCAAAAGCAGCAAATCGTAGAAAGTCATTCTGTTCTAGAATGAAAGGTATGAAAAAGAAATTAACTTCTGCAAAAACTGCAAGAGATCCAGATTCAAGGATAAATAAATCACTTCGTAAGTGGAACTGCTGATAAATTATGAATGATAATGTATACCTTGGAAATCCGAATTTAAAAAAAGCAAATACTGCTCATGAGTTTACGCAGGAGCAGATAATAGAGTTTGTTAAATGTAAAGAAGATCCTGTTTACTTTGCAAAAAACTATATTAAAATTGTTTCTCTTGATGAGGGATTGACTCAGTTTCATCCTTATGATTTTCAAGAAAAGTTAATTAAAAACTTCCATGAAAACCGTTTCAACATATGTAAGATGCCTCGGCAAACGGGTAAATCTACTACATCTGTATCATATCTTTTACATTATGCTGTTTTTAATGACAGCACAAATATTGGTATTCTCGCTAACAAAGCAGCCACTGCCCGTGATTTACTAGGTAGATTACAGACTGCATATGAAAATTTACCTAAATGGATGCAACAGGGTATCATATCTTGGAATAAAGGTTCACTGGAGTTAGAAAATGGATCTAAAATATTGGCAGCATCTACCTCTGCCTCTGCAGTTAGAGGTATGTCTTTCAACATTCTTTTTCTGGATGAGTTTGCCTTTGTTCCTAATCATATTGCTGAGTCATTCTTTGCCTCAGTATATCCTACTATCACTTCTGGTAAAAACACCAAAGTCATAATGGTATCTACCCCTCACGGGATGAATCATTTTTATAGGTATTGGCATGATGCAGAAAGAGGAAAGAATGAATATGTTCCAACAGATGTGCATTGGTCTGAAGTGCCAGGTAGAGATGATGTATGGAAAGAGCAAACAATAGCAAATACATCAGAGCAACAATTCAAAGTTGAATTTGAATGTGAGTTCTTAGGTTCAATTAATACATTGATTGCACCTTCCATATTAAGAAATATGGTGTATGATACTCCTATCACTAAGAATGCAGGTTTAGATATTTACGAAAAACCAGAAAAAGATCATAATTATATCGTTACTGTTGATGTTGCGAGAGGACTTGGTAATGATTACTCTGCATTTATAGTGTTTGATGTAACTCAATTTCCGTATAAAGTAGTTGCAAAATATCGAAATAATGAAATCAAACCTATGTTATTTCCGAATGTAATACTTGATGTATCAAAAGGATATAATAATGCCTATGTGTTAGTTGAAGTCAATGACATAGGAGATCAAGTTGCAAGTATATTACAATATGATTTAGAGTATGAAAACTTACTTATGGCATCAATGAGAGGTCGTAATGGTCAAATAGTTGGTCAAGGTTTTTCAGGAAAGAAAACTCAATTAGGTGTAAGAACAACTGCTGCAGTAAAAAAACTCGGTTGTAGTAATCTGAAAACTTTGATTGAAGATCATAAATTACTTACATGTGATTATGAAATCATATCTGAACTGACTACTTTTGCACAAAAACATAATTCATTTGAGGCAGAAGAGGGGTGTAATGATGACTTAGCAATGTGTCTTGTTATTTTTGCATGGTTAGTTCAGCAGGATTATTTTAAAGAAATGACTGATAATGATATAAGAAAAAGGATATATGAAGAGCAAAAAAATCAAATTGAACAAGACATGGCACCATTTGGATTCATTCAAACTGGTTTAGAGGATTCAACTTTTGTTGACAAAGATGGAGATGTATGGCATACTGATGAATACGGTGATCGTTCCTATATGTGGGATTATTATTAATGGTATATTTTTTTCTAGTTGGTTCGCAGTTTTTTAATTTTTGTTTCTTTATTTTTGCAATTGGATTTGTAATTGCTCTCACACTTGAACAGATAGTTAGAAGACAAGATGATGAATTGAATATAATGATAGTAACCACAAATCGTAAGTTTTTGTGGAGACAGACATGGATAGTAAATTTTTTCTGGTTTTTCTGTAATATTGGTTTAAATTTTGCATCACGTTCGGCACAAGTACCTGGTTCTGATATTATTTGGAGAGGTGATTTGTGACAAATGAAAAAATTAAACGATGGTTTAAAAATTGGAAACTCAAGAGACTCTTATCAAAATCATCTCCTAATAAAAAAATAACCATTACTGACAACAAAGATGGTTCACAAACAATCTCAATAACATGATTGCACCCGAAGTTATTAACAAATCATTAGATGATATACGCCCATATATCGAATCAGATGGTGGATATTTAGAATTTGTAGAGATAGATTATAATTTAGAAGAAAATGTTAGGATGTATTATGGGGTAAGAGAGGGAGAGGAAGCTGCAATAGTAAAAGTAAGATTGCATGGAGCATGTGAATCATGTGCAATGAGTGCTCAAACTTTAAAGATGGGGATTGAAAGACATCTTACCACGAAATTTCCAGAGGTAGTTGGTGTAATACAAGTTTTATAGTGCATGTAGGTTACATGAAAAAGGATATTTTAATAAATAATTTCAGAAATAATCTGAGATTCGGAGAATAAAGATGCCACTAAATTTAGCATCTCCTGGAATTGTAGTTAGAGAAGTTGACCTTACCGTTGGTAGAGTAGACACTGCATCTGATAAAGTCGGTGCTTTAGTTGGACCTTTTGCCAAAGGATCAGTTGACCTTCCAATTTTGGTGGAGAATGAACAAGATTTATTAGACAATTTTGGACAACCATACTCTGCTGACAAGCATTATGAGTATTGGATGACTGCATCATCATACTTATCATATGGTGGTCCATTAAGAATTGTCAGAGCAGACGATGATGATCTGAAGAATGCATTTGCAGGAACAGCATCAGACATAAAGATAAAAAGCACAGAACATTATAATGATCTAGGATATGATGGATCAACAATTACAGGTGTAACTGTTGTTGCAAGAAATCCTGGTTCATGGGGAAATGGTTTAAAGGTTGCTATCATTGATGATCTAGCAGATCAGGTATTAACTTTTAGTTCATTACCATCAAACATAGCTGTTGGTTTTGGAATTACACAGAGTGTTCCTGCAAATACAGTTGTTGCAGGTTCTGGTACTACTTCACTACTAACTGGATTTTTTAAAGGAATTGTTACTGAGGTTGATTCGACTAACAAGAAAGTATCTGTTAAGATATTAGAATCAGTTGATAGTGCAGGAGTTTCCACAGAGGTAAGTTACCAACCAAATGGTATATACAAATTTGGTAATACAGGACTTACAGTTCGCAATAACTCTGGTATATCAACAGGAACTGGAACACCTACTGCAAACGTAGACTGGTTTGACTCACAAACAATTCAGTTAACAAACTCAACAATTAACTGGAATAACATTGCAGATCGTCCAGGTACATCATCATTTGCTGAAGCACGTAACTCAAGATTTGATGAAGTGCATGTAGTTGTGATTGATGATTTAGGTGAAGTGACTGGTAATGCAGGTACAATCCTAGAGAAGCATTTATCACTTTCAAAAGCAAAAGATGGTGAGTATTCATTAGGATCACCTTCATACTGGAGAAAGTATACTTACAATAATTCATCAAATATATTTGCTGGTGGTGCACCTGCAGGTATAGTTACTACATCATTTGGCACTGGTGGTTCAAACTTCACTCCTTCTTCTGATATAGGTTGGGATCAAAATGCACAAGGAATAAGATTCGGTGCAACAGGTGTTAACACACTCACTTTAGGTGGTGGTAAAAACTATGATGGTGGTACAGATGAGGAGGCAGATGGAGCATTCCAAGTTACTTTATCTGGACTAGCAAATGGTTATCAACTATTTGAAGATGATAATTTAAACTCAGCAGATTTCATACTGATGGGTTCTGGAAATCATACAAAAGAAACAGCACAATCATTAGCAAATAAAATTATCTCTGTTGCAGAGATAAGAAAAGATGCAGTTGCATTTGTTTCACCACATAGAGGTGCATTCCTCAGTGATGGAAGTGCAGGATCTGTGACAGTCTTTAACGACACACAGATTACAGATAATGTAATAAGTTTCTTTGCTCCTGTTTCATCTTCATCATTCGCAGTATTTGATAGCACCTACAAATACATGTATGATCGTTTCGCAGATACATTCAGATATGTCCCAATGAACGGAGACATTGCTGGATTATGTGCAAGAAATGACATTAATAACTTCCCTTGGTTCTCACCAGCAGGAACTGCAAGAGGTGCAATACTAAATGCAGTTAAACTAGCATACAATCCATCTCAAACACAGAGAGACCAGTTGTATTCAAATCGAATTAATCCAATCATCTTCTCACCTGGTGGAGGAATAATTCTATTCGGTGATAAGACTGCGTTGAATAAATCATCAGCATTTGATAGGATAAACGTTCGTAGATTGTTTATCTTCCTTGAGAATGCGATCTCCTCTGCTGCAAGAGATCAGATGTTTGAATTCAACGATGAAATTACAAGGACAAACTTCGTAAACATTGTTGAACCATTCCTTCGTGATGTACAGGCAAAACGAGGAATCTTTGATTTCAGAGTTATCTGTGATGAAACAAATAACACTGCAGCAATCATAGATAATAATGAATTTGTCGCAGACATCTTCATTAAACCTGCAAGATCAATTAACTTTGTCGGTCTAACCTTCGTTGCTACACGAACAGGTGTATCATTCGAGGAAGTAGTCGGTTCTGTTTAAAAAGAGGTAATTAAGTAAAATGGCAACCCAATTTAATAGACCACCTTTAAGACGTATTACTGACTTTAAAAGTAAGTTAGTAGGTGGTGGTGCAAGACCGAATCTATTTGAAGTCGAACTTGCTTTCCCAGAAGAAATAAGTATCGACAATGATGTGAAGGATAAGGCAAGATTCTTAGTCAAAGCAGCTGCCTTACCTGCTTCAAACATCACTCCAATAGATGTCAATTTTAGAGGAAGAATTCTAAAAATCGCAGGTGATAGAACATTCGACACATGGACTATTACCGTAATCAATGATACTGATTTCTCGATTCGTTCTGCTTTTGAAAAGTGGATGAATTCAATTAATAGATTATCAGACGCAACTGGTGCAAACAACCCAGCAGATTATCAAGAAGATGCTTATGTTCATCAACTTGATCGTGATGGATCAACTCTTAGAACTTACAGATTTTATGATGTTTTCCCAACAAATATAAGTCAGGTAGACTTATCTTACGAAACAGTTGACACAATAGAGGAGTTTACGGTAGAATTACAAGTACTATACTTTGAATCAATCAAAGGTGTCGGTGAAAATGCTGGAGGAGAGAGCATAAGTTAAAACTGATAAATAGTGCTATAATAAAAGAAAAAATAATTATACAATGGCGAAACTCTTTGGATTCTCAATTGATGATTCGGAAAAAACACCCGATTCAGTAGTCTCACCCGTTCCTCGATCTAACGAGGACGGGGTTGACTATTTTGTACAATCTGGTTTTTATGGACAATATGTAGATATCGAAGGGGTATATCGAACTGAATTTGACTTAATAAAAAGATATCGTGAGATGGCATTACATCCAGAATGTGATGGTGCAATTGAAGATGTTGTAAATGAAGGCATAGTAAGTGATTTATATGACTCTCCTGTTGAAATTGAATTATCAAATGTTAATATAACAGATAAATTAAAAGATAAAATTAGAGAAGAATTTACTCATATAAAAGAAATGATGGACTTTGATAAAAAGTCTCATGAAATTTTTAAAAACTGGTATGTTGATGGACGTTTATTTTATTTAAAAGTCATTGATACAAAAAGACCACAAGATGGCATTCAAGAAATAAGATATATTGACCCAATGAAGATGAAATTTGTTCGTCAAGAAAAGGGTACAAAAAATAAAGGTAATCTACCATTAGATCCAATCGCAGGGAATGGAACTAAAAAAGCGGAATATCCTGAGATAGATGAATATTATATCTACACACCTAAACCAAACTATCCTACAACAATGTATGCAAGTGCTGCAGGTGCAGGTGGAAAGGGACAAATTAAAATAGCAAAAGATTCAGTATGTCATGTGACATCAGGATTATTTGATCGCAATAAAGGAACTTGTTTATCATATTTGCATAAAGCAATTAAGGCACTTAATCAATTAAGAATGATTGAGGATAGTCTTGTAATTTATAGATTATCAAGAGCACCAGAAAGAAGGATATTCTATATTGATGTTGGAAATCTTCCTAAAATAAAAGCAGAGCAATATTTAAAAGAGGTGATGAGTCGTTATAGAAATAAACTTGTTTATGATGCAAACACTGGAGAAGTTAGAGATGATCGTAAGTTTATGTCTATGATGGAAGATTTCTGGCTACCAAGAAGAGAAGGTGGAAGAGGAACTGAAATCACAACTTTACCTGGCGGACAAAATCTAGGTGAATTAACTGATATTGAGTACTTCCAGAAAAAATTATATCGTGCATTAGGTGTACCAGAGTCAAGGATTGCAAGTGATGGTGGATTTAATTTAGGTCGTTCATCAGAGATATTGAGAGATGAATTAAAATTTGCAAAATTTGTGGGAAGACTTAGAAAAAGATTTGCAAATTTATTTAATAATTTACTTAGAACTCAGTTAATATTAAAGAATATAATCACCCCAGAAGATTGGGATGTATTAAGTGATCATATTCAATATGATTTCTTATATGATAATCAGTTTGCAGAACTCAAAGAATCTGAATTAATGAATGAAAGATTAGGTACACTTGCAACAATAGAACCATATATTGGTAAATACTTTTCAAATCATTATGTAAGAACAAAAATTCTTCGTCAAACTGATCAAGAAATTGAAGAGCAAGATGAATTAATTAAGAAAGAAATTAAAGATGGAACTATACCAGATCCAAGTGCTGTAGATCCCATAACAGGTCAACCTCTTGAGGGTGGTGGTCAAGACTTAGGTGCAGTTCCAACTGACGAAGATCCTGATGATGCTGCTTCAAAATTAACTGATGCAGAATTTCAAAAAGATGTTAAGTCTGCGGAGATATAAATAGTCAAGATATCTTAACATAATATTAAATATGGATGAATTACTTGATATGATTGCAACCGATAAATCCGCAGCGGATATATCTGATTCGATCAAAGATACATTATATGCAAAGGCTGCTGAGAGGATTGCTTCTCAACGACCAGATATTGCATCGCAATTATTTGATCCGTCTATTGCAGATACAGAAGTTTCTGATGAACCTGTGGAAGATTCTACAGAAGAGGAAGCATAAATAACACTATTAGGTTGATTATAAAAAATGGCAGCTTTTAAGGTCGTACAAAAACTTGGTTCCGTAACAGGAAGTAATAGTAGAACAAT